GATTCTGTCCACCGGGGAGAGTGCTAATTTCTGTTCCTCTACCACCCTCTCTTCGTGGGAGATAATAATCTTCAAGCATGGACATGTGATCTCGACTATCTTGAACTTGTCCAGTTCCTTGGTCATAGATCATTTTGGTTCGATATCTCTGCATAACTTCACGTAGATACTGTTCGGCTTTTTGCTTTGGTAGGTTACCAACATCAATATAGAAAACACGACGCTCTGGGGCACGAGAAACTCTATAAACAACCACAGCGTCCTCAATCTGTCTGAGCATGTTTACAGGACGAATTGCCTTTTGAAGATAACCAACAACCCTTTTTGAGTTGGCATCAACTAGACCTGAATTTGCATAGGCAATTGAATCCTTTGTAATGTTGATTCCGGTATTTGCTGTGGGATAAATTGAGTCTTTATCGGTGTTGGTATATACGTAATATTCTTCGACACCCTCAACCAATGAAATTGACTTTGCCCCATCATTCTTACTTCGTTTAACTTTTCTTATGCGCTTGATTTTAGTCGGATCAATTGGTCTGAGTTCAACAATCCCTTTCATGGGATCATTCTCATCGATTACCATTTGATAAAATAATTTGGAATCGACATACCATCTCCGGAAAATTTCATATGCTTTCTTATGAAAATCCATGAGTCGTAGAACTGTATCAAATTCGTTCTGGACTTTTATCTTAATTGCCTCTGATAGTTTAACTTTTCCTAGACCAACCTTAACAGGCTTTCTGTCTGTCCCCATGACAATCGCTTCATTACAGATATCTTCGATTGCATTATCAACTTCGGGATATAGAGCTAATCCACGATACTGAGCGATCAGGGCATTTTCATCCCGAACGGCACCGGTAAAATCAACGTAGGTTCCTAGAATACCCCCAGTTTCAAATTGATATGAGCCATCATATTCGTCTGGGGTGATGGCTGATCTGGCTTCTACACCCGGAAGCTCTGATGCAACTCCCGCTGTGTCCTTTACCGTTCTTCCAATTGTGAATCCTAGTAAGTTAATTGCCATTTTTTCTCCATGCTATAATTAGGTAACATCTTTCACTGTATGATATGAATATTCTACTGTAACTGTAAATTCTACTAATGTATCTATGGAGTTTGCATCCATGGAAATTGGACCGACGATTGTTGGCCAACAATCAAAAAGTTGGACTTCTTTCAGAACATTATTACCATCAGCTCCAATTTGTTTTATCTTCCAATCTGTAGTAAATTTGTCCCATTCATTATTACTTACATTCGTTGCATGATTATTGATTCGATTGCTCCAATCATTGAAACCAGTCCACAAAGAGTTTCTACCACCTTGATCCAACACTCTAAATGTCCATGGGAAGTAAATTCTATCACCAGGCCATTTAAGAATTCTTCCTCTATATGGTACTCTGATTGGGTTTACCTGACTTGGCGGTAAACTTACTGCACGAATAAAAAATCTATTTAATTGGTCATCACTATTCGATCCAACCCCTTGTGGAAATGACATCTCGACATCATAACGATGGGTTCGGTTACCCCCGTTGAATTCATTAATGAATGAGTCAAGATTATTTGCCATCAATATGAACTCCCACTAGATGTCGAGGCACCACCACCACCTGATGTGCTAGTACCACCAGAAGTGCTCGCTGATGCCGCTGAAGATTGAGTTGTTTGGTTACTCTTTAATGTTCGGAATCTTAGAGTTATGTTTTGAATACTTAAAACAAACTTTACTGTTACATCACAAATTAGATTTCCACTAAGAACAACATTTTCTGGGTTATTTACATCATCACATTGAACTGAAAATTCTGATATTCCACCAGCAGAAAGCACTCTTCTTAAGAGAGTTTGGATTGTTGTTGTAAGAGAAGCCCTATTTGCTGCGGTATTTTCTCTAAACATGTATTGTCTAACTATATCAGAAATTGATCGGTTGATATGATGATATGTTAAAGATACATTGACATAATTAAATACACGATCCTCTGATCCATTGTTTCCAGTTTGATCACCAAATAAAACTGGAGGTATTCCTGTAAATGTACGTATTGGATTTACAAATTTTTCCGCGAGTGCGTCTCGATCCGCTGAAGTAAGATCATACTCCATTCGAATAGCGTTCAGACATCTACCAGTTTCGAGACCAGCGATTGATCCATACGGTAAACTTGATACATTCCGTCTTGCACATAACCCAGCAACGTGTGCAGCCGCACCTGTTGTTACTAGGTTTGAATTTGTGTCATCCCCAGTTGACAATGATAATGAATCTCCCAAGGAAACTATCTGTCCTGCAACGTGAAATGTATTTCGACTTTGTGTACCAGTAGTTGGTAGTCCACTTGGGGTGGTTGATGATATTGGAGCTTTTACATCCACCTGACAAATTGCCAAACAGTCCCCTCTATTTTCAGCGATACCGATAATTATATCATTTTCTGTTTCACTGCCTGTTGCATTGAAGATACAATTTATTACATCTGGTATATTTTCTATAGTTTGTACTGCGTTATTCACAGTCTCTGGTATATTATCTGGTTTTCCTGCAACAATACACCGACCCCCATACTGTAGATAACGCAATACAGAAAAGAAGTCATCTCCAAATCCAGTGAGAGTTCCATTTAAATTTGTTTGTGGTCCATTTGGCCAGTTGGGTTCATCATCACCAACTTTATCGGGTGGTCCCTGTGTATAAGTAGGCTCACCAGTCTCTGGGTCAAGTTCATTAAAAACATACCAACCAGTTTCATATGTTGCAGAAAGCCTTGCATATAGATCACTCGGACTGGTTATTAACATATACCCCAGACTCCGTTCATCGGCAGTTCCTAGAGCAGCCAATAAATTGTCATAACTTATAAAAGCTGCTACCCAATCACTGGTCCTTTCTGACGGGGACACAACAAATCCCTCTGATTCATTGAGATCTATGGTAATATCAGTCATGTGATTCTCCGGAAGTAAATGTATATTTCTAAGTTATTTATAGAAATGGAGTGTCGGAGCCTTTCCAATAATCCTCTCCGTCATAAAAAGATGTGGGTTCCTGATCATCAACAGTGGTCGAGAACCCGAATGGGAGG